GACTATGCCGAATACATCGGCACGAATTACGCCGTTTCCTGTAATTCAGGTTCTAGCGCTAATCTTTTAATGGTAGCGGCCATGTCTTTAAGACAAGGGACAGGGGAAGTCATCGTACCGGCGATCTCTTGGTCAACGTCTTACACCCCGTTTCAACAGTACGGTTGGACGTTAAAGTTTATCGACATCGACAGACAGACGTTAAATTACGATCTTAAAAAGCTTAAAGATGCCTACACCGGAAATGAATTAGTGCTTGCGGTTAATCTATTGGGCAATCCCAATGACTATCAAAACTTCCCCGGCACGGAAATACAGCACGCTCTAGGGCAAGGTCTTTTGGAAGACAATTGTGAATCCATGGGCGCGGAGTATGCCGGGATGAAAACCGGGAATTTCGGAGTGATGGCGTCACACTCGACTTTTTTCAGCCATCACATCCAGACAATGGAAGGGGGGTTGATAACAACCGATGACGAGTATTACTACCAAATGCTTCTATGTCTGAGAAGTCATGGATGGACACGCCATTTACCTGAGAAGAATGTTTTAAAGGCTAAGGTCTCAAGTTATGAATTTATCTATCCTGGATACAATGTCAGGCCCACAGAACTACAAGGTGCGGTGGGGGCGGAACAGGTAAAGAAACTCCCCGGAATCATGGAAAATAGGAGAAGAAACTTCGATGCTTTCAAGGAAATCGCAGACAAAAAAGGCTGGAAAACACAGAAACCAATAGGCAATCCTTCCTGGTTTGGGTTTGCCATTATTTCGGATGACATTGAAGAAATTAAAAAAGAACTGGATGGTAAGAATATAGAATACAGGCCCATCTTAAGTCACTTTACTGAAAGTCCTGCTATTCAGTATTTTAACTACACAAACGGAAATCTGGATAATGCGAATTACGTCTATGATCATGCTGTTTATATCGGTAATTATGGAACTGAAATCGACTGGAGTTGTTTATGATCGTAGACCGCATCGATGCAATAACAAAAATACCGGAAGAATACCGGAAGACGTTTATTAAAGCCCCTAAATCAGTAAAAATAGAATTGACAGGCAAATGTAACTTTGCCTGTACGTTCTGTGCAAGAAGTAACCTGTTAAGAAAACAGGAAGAAATGAGCCAACTGTTTTATGAACGAGTTGTATTAGAAATGAAAAAAGTTGGAGTCCAGGAACTAGGGCTTTTCTATCTAGGTGAGTCGTTTATGTGTTCGTGGCTCCCCGAAGCTATTCAGTATGCTAAAGACATAGGTTTTGAGTATACGTTTCTAACTACGAACGGCTCTTTGTCGACGGCTAATAAGGTCAAGGCTTGTATGGAGGCAGGACTTAATTCGTTAAAGTTTTCCTATAATTACTGTGATGAACATCAGTTAAAAGAGATCGCCAATGTTAAGAAATCTTATTTCCATAAGATTCAGGAAAATATTAAGGAGGCTAAAAGAGTAAGAGATGAAGGAAGATATTCTTGCGGTCTTTATGCCTCGTACATCGAATATGATGGTGAACAGGGGAAGAAGATGCTTGAAGCGATTAACGAAATCCGTCCTTACGTTGATGAAATCTACGCCCTTCCTCTCTATAACCAAGCAAATCTGGTCACGGATAAAGAAAGAGATAAAGGCTGGAAGCCGATAGCCGGGAATAGAGGCAGAGTAGAAGCCTTAAGAGATCCCTTGCCTTGTTGGGCCTGTTTTACTGAAGGGCATATAACCTGGGACGGAAAACTATCTGCATGTTGTTTCGATCATGATGGTCGTTTTGAGATGGGAGATTTAACCCATCAAGGTTTTATGCAGGCCTGGAACAGTAACAAATTCCAAGAATTACGTAGGGCGCATTTAGCCAAAGACGTTACCGGAACTGTATGTGAAAAGTGTGTAGCCTATGGTTAAAGTATATGAGCCTGTATTTCCTACTCTTAATATTAGAGTTTTTATAGGCTACGACAGTTCCGAGCCTGTTGCCTATCATATCTTCTGTCACAGTATCCAGACACGAAGCAGCGTTCCGGTAAGCATTACTCCGATTATGCTTTCTCAGATCAGTGAATTTAACCGGCCAAGAGACTTGCTACAAAGTACCGAGTTTAGTTTCTCCCGGTTTCTAGTCCCTTATCTGTCAAATTATCAAGGTTGGTCTCTATTCTTTGACTGCGACATGCTGATGATGTCGGACATAAAGCAGTTATGGGATTTACGAGACGAACAATACGCCGTGATGTGTGTAAAACATGATTATGAACCTAAAGAAGATAAGAAGTTTCTAGGCCATATCCAGACAAAGTACAAAAAGAAGAACTGGTCATCGGTGATGTTATTTAACAATGCACAATGCAGAATCTTAACGCCTGGTTATGTGCGTAAAGCATCGGGAATGGAATTACATCAATTCCAATGGACGGACGAAGCATTGATTGGCGAGATTCCTAAACAATGGAATCATCTGGTCGGCGTTTATAAGAAACTTCCTGCAAAGAATATTCATTTTACTTTAGGTGGCCCTTATTTTAACGATTATTCTGAGTGTGATTATTCAGATGTTTGGTATGAAGAATATGAGAAAGCTGTTTATTGTAAACAGTGGAAGCCAAAAGGCTATTTAGAGACTGAAGACAGATTAGAAAAGGTATGAATGATTTCGTTACTGAAGTAGCCATCCTAAGCCAAGATATACAAAAATATAGGGAAACACATAAGTTAGAATTCTACACACCCTATCTTTATCAAAAGAGATTCCATGAAGCCAAAGACAGGAGAGGCCGTCTCGCGGGTCAAAGGGGGCTGATGTGTGGGAATCAGGTCGGTAAGTGCGCCTCTATTACAACACTAATAGATACTACTAAAGGCAAGAGAAGGTTAAGAGATATTTGGGGAAAGAAGGGCATAGAAATTATTTCTTGGCCTGATAAGATTCCAAGAAAAGTAACAAAATGGATTAAAAAACCTTCTGAAGAGTGTTTTAGGATAGTCATGTCAGATGGACAGTGGTTTGAATGTCCTAAGGGACACGTGGTTTTGGTTGGTGACGAATGGTTTTCCATAGCAGAGATTTTTTCATCCCTTCCGAAACACGTTTTGCATGATCTGGGTTTCCTAAAAGGTGTTCGGAGAGATGTTCACCATTTGTTCGGAACACTACGAGGTTTTTGGGATCGTTGTTTTGTCGATCACCGTCTATGTGGTGGACAACTTCTGTCCGAAGAAGATAACGTCCAAGTTTTTTCTCCATTAAAAGACGATGTTCCAGCACGTACCTTGCTTTCGTACAATGAGGATGTTCAGGAGAATAAACATACCAATATCCTTTACCGAGTTTACGACCACCTTTCCAATCTGGATGTCTTTCGCCTCTTTTTGGGCCAGTGCATTTCTTCTTTAAACCGAGCCTTTTTGCCATTCTTTCAATGCCAGATTGAGAGCAGCCCAGTTGCTCTGCAATTAGACGATTTTGAATATCCTGCTCAAACAGGACTTTCAGAAGAGCGCTATTTATCCTCATTAAAGTTTCCTAATGTTGATGGAAACCAAATTGTATCAGTCTACCCGGTTGGTGTACATACGCTATACGATATGGAGGTTGATGGCGGGAACTACACAGCGGGGGGATTAGTGCATCACAACACTTTTTGTGGTTGCCGGGAAGACGCTTTTCATCTTACAGGTCTGTACCACGATGATTGGGAAGGACATGTTTTTAAAAAGCCTGTCATGATGTTGATCGCCGGGAAGACCAATGACTCTACGAAAAATATCGTTCAGGCTGAGTTATTCGGAGACCCTTTAGATAAAGAAAAGTTTGGTACTGGCGCTATACCGATAGACTGTATCGGAGAGATCACACGCAAGGCCGGTGTCCCCAATGCCCTTTCTGAGGTATTGATAAAACATCATACCAATGGGAAGTTCGACGGATGGTCTAAATGTATTTTGATGTCCTATGAAATGAAAGCGAAAGCCTTTATGGGATATAAAATAGATGTAGGCCATGGAGACGAGGAACCGCCCTCGGACGTTTGGGATCAGTTCATTCGCGCGACACTATCAACCAATGGTATTTTATACATAACCTTCACGCCCGAAGAAGGAATAACCGATGTAGTTCATAAGTTCATGAATGAGCCCGGAGACGATCAAGTCTTGGTCAAAGCGGGATGGGACGACGCACCGCATATGACGCCGGATAAGCGTCAGGAAAACCTTAAGAAATATCCTCCCCATCAACGAGATATGCGTTCCAAAGGCGTGCCATTAATGGGGACAGGACTTATCTGGCCTGTGGATGAATCTTCAATCACGGTAGAGAACGTCGATATAAAACCGCATTGGCCTAGGATTATCGGGTTAGACTTTGGTTGGGATCATCCTTTTGCAATCGTCTGTTGTGCTTATGATAGAGATTCTAAGATATTCTATATTTATGATGCTTTCAGACGTTCTAACGCCATTATCTCAACCCAAGTCGATGCGATAAAGTCCAGGGGAGAGTGGATACCCGTTGCCTGGCCGCATGACGGGATGAAAAATGACCCGAAATCAGGTAAGCCTCTTGCCAACATTTTCAGAGAAAAGGGCGCAAATATGCACCGTGATTGTTTTACCAATCCTCCCGGCCCTGGACAAAAAGAAGGCCAAGGCGGGAATGGTGTGTGGGTAGGGCTTTCTGCAATTCTACAAGCCATGGAGACAGGTCAATTCAAAGTATTTTCCCACTTAACAGAATGGTTCGAGGAATGGAGGATGTATCACAGAAAAAGCGGTGATGAAGTTGTTAAATTAAATGACGACTTAATGTCCGCTACACGCTATGCTTTTATGATGCGAAGACACGCCATGACGAAGCCTGTCCGTCATAAACAACAACAAATTCACTCAGGGCTGAGTAACTGGTGAAATTGTAAGGTACAAATACGATGCCAGATATTAAAAAACGACGCATTACTAACAAAGACTGGGATAAAGTCGGAGAGAAGGTAAAACTCACTCTTGATGAGCGTCGCCGCGATAAATTCAGGTTAATGCATGAAGCGATCTGGCGTGAAGTAGATCGTCAGATCAACATGCAGCCCATGAGACGGTATAACAAGGGCAAGGAAATAGACCAGGAATGGCGCTCTGTCCTTGAGTTGGGAGAACTGGCAAAGGCTTCGGAGATCATTACCGCAGATGTTATGAGACTGACATTCCCTGCTACAAGAACGTGGTTTGAAGGCCATTCCGAGATATTCCACGGCCTTAACCCGGAAACGGGAAGACGGGATGTAGACGAGGCGGTACAGACGTTTACTGATAAGGCTTTGAGGGCGTTGATGGTGCAGCAACACCTAGACTTCGGCCTGAAGGCCCGATATGAGTTATCGGTAAAAGAAGCCCTACACCATGGGTCTTATGTTGCAGAAATTGTCTTTGAAAAAAGACCGTTAATTTCAGGAAGCAAGATAACAGTAACAGGCGCGCCGACGTGGACGCCTTATTCAATGTGGAATTCTTATCCTGACCCTTCTCCGTCTGTGATTGGTACGGATATGTTTTATACAGGCTCGATGATTCTTATTGATTACATTCCTCTTTACCAATTGAAAGAAATTGCTAAAGGAGAAGGATGGATAATAGAAAATATCAATAAGATTCCGAAAAGAAAGAATACCAACAAAGACGTAGAGACCGATGATATAGAACTTATTAAATATTACGGAGATTTAGAGATCATACGAGATGACGGCAATATCTTATTGCCTAATATGAAGGCATTGGTGGCAAATGATCTTATCGTCTTTCAAGAACAAAACGAACTTCCTTTCCCCTCGGTCATTTACAGTGGATATGAAAGATTGGATGTAAGAGACCCGTATTACACTTCTCCGCTGATTAAGATATCACCGATGCAAAAACTAGCTTCTCAGCTAGCGAATAAATATGTAGACAATATCTGGATGCGTATTGAGCCTCCTATTGTCTATGATGCCAACGATCCTCAGTTTGTCCTAGACGGGGGGCCTAGAGTCGCCCCAGGCGCTAAAGTCGGGACGAAAGGACAGGCAAGCTTCCAAGAGATAAAGATAGGCGATCCAGATCAAGCTTTGTCAGGACTTCAGTTCTTCATCTCACAAATGAATGAAGGACTGGGTATTAATGCAGTGCGTGCCGGTGCCGGGGACGATGTTTCGGATAAGACGGCGACTGAAATCCAAACGACAGACGCGAAGGCGGAGATAAGAACAGCAGAGTTTGTCGATAAACAGGAAAGAAATGCGTTAAGACCGTTTTTATATATGCAGCATGAATTGAATAAGAAACACATGAAATTCTATCAATTCTATAATCCTGAGATAGACGCTCCTGATTTCATGGCTGTTAAAAAACAAGACTTACCTGAGAACGTCCAGTTCGAGATAGTGGGGTCTAAAGGTGTTTTAGGAGAACAAGCAAGATCAAAACGTATGGGGGAAGTAACAGCCTTTTTATTCCAGCATCCACAAACTGAGAAGATTCCTAAACCACTTGAGATTGCTAAACAGCTCTATCAGGATGGTGGAGTTAAAAATCCTGAACGGTTTATAAATATTGAAGAACAGGGGAACCCAGAAGTAGAACAGGTCAAACAAGAGGCCCAGGCCGCTATTCAAGAACTTGAGCAAAAGAACGTGGAACTTGAAAAAGAACTTGCCATTACGAAAGCGGTTAATGAGGCCAAGATTTCAGAGGCAACTACGAAAGCGGAAATACAAGGTGATGTAATAGAGTTCAAAGCCAAGAAAGAAGCGGAATTGGCTGAATTCAAGGCTGAAGTCAATGCAGGTGTACAAGCAAATAAAGCAGAATTAGATAATATAAAGCTCAACAAAAAAGACAGTACCGTTAATATATTCGACTCTAAGACCGCACAGCCTTTAGAGGCTATTTCTAACGCGATTTTAGAGATGACAAAGAGTATATCCGAGAACAATGAGACGATTAAAAAGAGCAATGACGCGATTAAAGAAAGCGCGCAGGCGGCAGCAAAAACAAGAAAGATAACATTACAACGTGACAGAGAAGGCAGGCCGGTAGGCGCTACCTCGACGATACAATAATGGCTATATCCGTTAAACACGCTTTTGTTACTGCTAAACCCGATGATCCAACTAGTGATGTCAGCGCAGACGAGTGGAATGATGCACACACCGTTACCGGTGTTCAAAACCAAGATGATGGATTAGATGATATAGCGGCTCTCGCTGTCACAGATGGAAACTTCATAGTCGGTGATGGCGCGAATTGGGTAGCGGAGTCGGGAGCAACAGTTAGAACGTCTTTAGGTCTGGTTGCCGGTGGCGCAGGAGATATTTGGGCAGAGAAGGCCGGTGACACTATGACCGGCGACCTGAAAAGAGCAGACAATGTAAAATCTATCTATGGGACCGGGGATGATGCAGAAATATATTATGATGGAACGAATTTAATTATCGATCCTGCTGTAGTAGGAGTAGGGAAGGCGAAAGTTAATGGTGCTATTCTAGTTTCTGCTGATGATGATCTTTTTTCCTTGTTTGGCACAACATCTCCAGTATTAGGGACTGCGGACGAAGTAGATAGAGTTGTTATAGTTAAATCTCATACTGGAACTTCATTTCAGGCGATGAGGGCATTGCAAGTTGTAGTTGATTTTACCGGGTCATCTAATAGCAATACACTTAATTATGGCTTTAATGCTTTCACGTATTATTCAGGATCAGGAAACTCCATTACTACCGCTGGTGGTAGAATGGGGACCCGGTTAAATGGTGGTAGTGGAACGATTACCGCTGCTTACGGCATTTCAGCACTTCTTGACGCCCCTGCTTCTTCAACGGCAACGATAACTAATTATTATGCTCTGTACTCCGAGGGAACAAATATAACAGGGAATACCGTCACTAATTTTCACGGCCTATATGTTGAAAATATGACCGGCGGGACGATTACTAATGCGTACGGCGGCGTTATTGTTAAACAAACCTCTGGTACAAATAATTATGGATTTTGGTTGAATGGAGACGGTATAGGCGCTGATGTTGTGTTAGGGGCTGGAAGAGATGTTAGTTTTCGGTATAGCGGGACGAATACCGAACTTGCTAATTTAGTAGGAAGTGGATATTTCGACGTACAGATGGATATGCATGTCGATGCAATAACGATTAATGATGCACAAGATATAATTTTAAATACCAGTACAGGAACTAAGTTTGGTACGGCAACGACACAAAAATTAGCATTTTATAATTCAACCCCAATCGTTCAACCGACAGCATTAACCACACAGTTAACTTCAATTACTCATACCGCTCCCGGTACTCCAGACTATGCCCTACAAGATTTAATAGACAGTGGGGTAGGATCGGCTTGGGGATTTGCCACACAGGATGAAGGCAACACATTACTATCCGTTGTAGCGAATCTTCAAACTAGAATGGCGGAGGTTGAGACAAAACAACAAGCCCTAGGACTATTCGCATAATGGCAACTTTTACATACACAATAGACAACTCTATTATCCCGGAAGTTAAATTAGGGGTTTCTCTTTATTTTGACTATCAAGATTTAATAGAGTCTCCTCCTGGTTCTGGTATCTTTATTCCTAATCCAGAATCAAAAGCAGATTTTACTGAGCGGAAGATTAAGGGAGAAATAAAAAGATTGATTAAGCGCGCCGTCGTAATTTATAGGAACAGTCTTGTACAAGGTACGGCTGAAATAGTTGAGACGGATTATGCGGGACTGATTACTTGATGAAAGATAATATTCAACCACTTAATAAAAAAGATGATACCGGAAACATTAAGGAGATGAAATGTCTCGTTTATGATATGTCTATGGAAAGAGCAGAATTAAT